AGCTGAGTACCCTGCTTTCTGTCCTTGGTGTCCAAGGACTGGGTAAAGTCACCGTCTGTAGCCTCATCAAACGTGGTAGCACAGGCATGAATACGTGTGGAACTGACATTATGCCTGTAGTCTACGCGAGAGATCATAGAGATGTTCGATGGAATATCGAACCGTGTCTGACGCCCGTCACCATGCAGAGATATATCCTCTATAGGATCATAGGCATTGCCCGTTGCACCGATAATAGCCTGATTAATAAAGTTATCTATGGAAGCGGGACTGTATTCACCACTCCACAGCTCATAGGTATCTCCAGAGGTTGATGATGCTGATAATGCAGGCATCAACGTCAGGGTGGTAACGTTGCTGGATATAGCCGAGTCTGTTACCCGGCGTATCGCACCGTCATCGTCACCAGACGTGAAGCGCACCCACCGGCCAATATAGTTATCAGCACCCCCAAGAACGAGGGTGTTGTCCACTAATGTGGTGGTAGATCCATTCGTTGACGCTGATGATACATACATAGCCCCCAACGAATATCCTATGTGCTGTCGTAGTTCTTCCCGGGTACGTCCTTGAATAACAGGCATGGCCTACCTCATCGGAGCCGGGGGCCCTTGTCGCTCACGTCGCTTGCGGGCAACGTGTAATGCTAATGCGTACTTTGGGTCCTTCAGCTTTTCGGCATTAGGAATAGTGGGTGGCTTTTTAGCAGTGCGTGATGTACGCCCCGCCATATTAGTATCCACCCTTCTTCTTCTTTGTCACGGGCTTGCCGGTAGTTTTGGCATACCTTTTAGCTGCCGACTGCCCTTTCTTCGTGTAAGGAAAATGTCGCTTACCTACCTTTGGCATAGCTACCCCTCCTTTATATTTGTACCATCCTTTGCTTGCTCTAGTTCTCCTTCAAGCCTCGCTATCTCTCCATGTGCCTCACTCAGCTTTCGTATCAAAGCTCGGTTCTGTACCTGTAATGTTACCATTGGATTGGTTTTCATAACAGACTGTATATCGTCTGCCGTAACCTCAATTGGTATATCCTGTTGCGTCATAACGACACCTTCTCTATCTGTCGCTCAATAAACGCATCAAGTTCCTCCCGCAGGAAGTATCGCCTGCTTCCTATGCGGTACGATCTGAGAACTTTGTCTTTTATCAATTGCTGCAACCCATTCCGCGAGATGCCGCCCAAGTACTCCATAGCATCTTGCGCGCTAAAACCACGCTTTTCTTGCTGTGTCATATTCCTATTCCTTAAAAGTATATTTTTCCTGTTGTACTATCCCTGCGCCGGGTGCGGTACTGTAAGAAGTCATTCAGGGCTTTACCTGCGTGCTTCATTTCCGCAGCAGTAGCAGGCCGCTTATCATACTTCTCCCTGACTTCCTCAAGAAACCGCTCGGCTGCATTAGCCATCATGTCCTCGATCTCTGCCTGACTCGTATCCTCGTCAGCCAGTACCTGCACACGCATCTTGTGCTCCTTGCCAAACCTGTCCTTGGCCTTGAGCAGTATGGTATGCGCCACAATGGGGCTTCCTGTTTCCTTGTTGTTCCCAACTGAGGCTGCCCCTAACGGGACAACCCCAGATGGAGTCCATAAATCTGTACTCAATTCTTAAAACCTTATCTGTAAGTCCACTAGTGAATACTCAGTGGTAGCACCTACGTTGATAACTCCACCAATCAGAAACTCAGCACTGGAATCATCAGCCATAACATCGACGGAAGCATCTGTTGTAGAGCCAGTCATTACGTTCTTGCCGACAACAACCGTACCGTTTGTTAATACGGCAGCGGGGCCAGCGGTCTGGAACCAGCCATACGAACCACTGGCTATGTCCCTGTTGGGAACACCAGCAATAACGCCATCAATATCGTTTACATCCCAAAGCTCGACGGCTGCATAGAGGTTCTTTGCAAGCCCAACCTCAGAAGAGGTAGTCAGGGCTGTCACAACAAAGTCATTCTCAAAGAGGTCTATAGTCAGAGTGCCACTTGAGGTCGCAGCAGAATGCCTCCAGATGGGCCAGCTTTGGCCTTCACCGTCTGCGTCGTTTACAAAGATGTACCCATCTTCATAGTCGCCAACGTCACCTGCAGATCCCGTGTAGTACTCAGAACCAGAGATTGCCGTTGTTGAGTTGGTCACGGTGATCGCACCTATCCCAGTCGCATTAGCAGATACTGCCGCTGCTATCGCCAAGTCTTTAATGTGCCCAGATGATGTGGCTTTCCCCATAGTAATCTTACCAGCAGTAACCGCCTCACCTGTGTAGCCATAGTAGAACACTCTTCCGTCTGGAAGAACCATCTTTGTTCCTAATCGACGCTTCTTTGTTGTCGTCGATTCCCTCTCCATCCCATAATGCCCTGCTACTACATTTGGAAACGCCATCTCAAACTCCTTTTTACAGGCTCAAAGTCCTGCGAATGCCGTTAGTATTTTATCGCTAGGCACGGCAATCGTTACACCTAGCTGTTTGGATTGTAATACGGACCTGTCTTAAGGGCACGCTTAGTGTCTGAGCTTGATGTCGGCTTAACCTTCTCTTGCTCAGACACTACCCGTACACACCATCGGCAAGTGCAAGTATTACTAGGCGGCCAAGGGAATAACCCAAGGCGTGCCTTACGGTTCACGTAGTCAGGATTCCCGGGAAGGTTTTCAAGCGTAGCTCCTACAGGACTCACTATATCACCGCTTGGGTTCGTAAGTGCCCTGTGGCGATGTAGCGTAACCTTGGGCTGCCACTCGTCTATATAATCCCACGAGTAACCCTGACCTACCAATTCCTGACGCAACTGAGTGCGCTCCTTAGTTGTTATTGCCATTATATACCTCTATTTAGCTAGTGGCTGGTGTCCCTGCATCTAATGTAAGAGCCACACCCTTGCTGTCATCAAGCTCAAACACACCATAGTCAGCGGTAATAACTACCTCAGTAGCCCTGAGAGATGCATCCCTCTGTCGCTCTGTTCGTGTATCAACGCTCTTGAGTACGGCGAGTGCAGATCTGTCAGCACAAACACCTACGGCATCATCGCTTGAGTCAATTGTTATGTTGCCATCTTCAAAGATTGGCACACCGTTGATTGGGCGCAGACCACTAAAGAAATTCCCGAGTAGATCTGCGGACCATCCTTCTGGTACTGGATATGTAGCCGATGCCGTCACCGCAGTATTGGCTATATCCCACACCGCAAATGGGTGCTGGACAATGTAGACCTGTGACCCAAACTTGTTGCCCTTGGCATACGCCACAGTTGCGGACACGTTTGCAAGGCTCATGCTACGACCTGCCGCACCTATGTCAGTGCTGAAGCCACTATAGAGAGCCAGTACATCCTTGTCCTTCTTGCGAGCCATGCCGTCACCAAGCTGCCTGCCTATGATGGAGAACACGTTCTGTGCGCTCTGTCTGGCAAGCTTGTCAGTGATAATGATCTTGGCCCCAACCTCAGCCGCCGTCAGGTCAACTGTGGTCATCCCTATGCTTTCCTCATCAACGATGTCTAAGCCGTCAACGAGGTCACTCATGTCCATCTGGCCCACCTTGGGAACGGTTACCTGCTTAGAACCCTTGGGCAGATTGAACTGCTCAATGAGGTTCATGGCTGGAGCATTGTGCTCCTCTGTATATCGAGCCGTCGATATAATGATACGTTGGGCATTTTCCAAATTACCCGTTGTTGCTGTCTGTGCCATAAGACACCTCCTTTACCTAGTTACCCTGCATTATGCGTCGGACGGCAGCAGTTGCCGCCTCGGACCTGTCGCCATTGATGTACGCATCCATCAGGCGTTGGTCGCTGGACGAGGATGCCTGCGCTGATCCCTGACTGTTATCAAAGGTCTGCGCTGGAACCTGTCCCTGCTTTAGCCGCGCATTCTCAGCCCGGAGTTCACGCTCCTGCTTCATGCGCCGCGCCTCTCTTGCCATTTCCTCGGGGTTATTAGCCTGCTGCAAAGCACGTATATCTGCGATCACCTGCCTATCAGCTAAACCCTCCTTCTCAAGATAGTGCATTGCGGCATTCTGTCGCCCTTCAATAAACCCCAGAAACTCAGCAGCTTCCTGTTCCTGCTGCCTAAATCTCTGTTCCTGCTGAACATAGCGCCGGGCCTGATCACGAGCCATTGCGGGGGAATATCCCTGCTGTGACAAACCCTGCTCATACTGTCGAGCCTGTTGCCCAACCCTGTCCCGCCACTCCTGCTGTGACGCTGCGGCCCTCCTCTGGTGTAGCTCCTGAACAGCTCTCTGGTCCACTTGTGACTGTTGTGGTTCCTGCACAAGCGGCTCTGAAGGAGCCTCGCTTACAGGTGCAGCCGCCGGCGCACCTGCCGGAGCTTCTGTTACAGGTGTTTCCGGTACGATATCCTCAACGTCGTCCGTCGGAGGCAGACCTGCGTCTACATCCGGGTCCGGAGCGTCCAGATAATCAATCGGAGTCTCTGTATCTTGTTCCTGTGGCATTGCCGGTGTTACCATATCCTATTCTCCTTTTCCTATATATATACACCATTCTGTCAATAGGCACAATGTATTGTAGCTATTGCCGTGGTAACAATGTTTTTTCATACTCCTCCTCGTATGGTACATCAGTGAGCTTGGCCCCTAACCCTATCTGGGTCTTCATATATTCCCGGGCCCGCTCGTGTCCATACGGCTGATACCCATAAACAATCATTGTTTCATACCATTCCGCTGGTGCGTTCTTGATAAAGGCCCTCTTAAGCATATTAAGACTTCCCCCTGTATCACGCACCTCGTACAGTACATCTTCAATCTTCTCGTATATATCGTCCCCCGCCTTCAGATCCTGACGCAGGTCATAGTCTGCATCTAGATATTCCTCCAGCTCTCGTTGTTCAACGCCCGGAAGACGCCTAAGCATATCTTCCTTTACACGAGAATGATTCACCAAGTCCCAGTACCCAAGAGTCTCGCCATCAAGGTTTACCTTTACACTGCCAACGTACCGGCTTACCGCAGCAAGACGCTGCGCTTCTTCCGGGTAATCATTCTCGATACGCCTGATACTGTCAAGTAGCCACCGTGACTCATCAGGACTGAGGGATGCCCAGAGCTGTCCTTCAAGTTCTTCCAGTATGTCAAAGTCCAGCTTGCCTGTTGTTGGATCAGTAGCGTGTTCATACATACGGTAATAACGCCAGAGAACGTGTTGCAGGGGCTCTTTTACTGGATCTGGCTCCTCCTCCTCGTGCTCTGGATACATATCATCATACACGCCGGTACCATCATAGCTCTGTGTTGTACTATCCCAGTTCCCAAACAACTTCTGGCGTCGTATAAGCTTAGCTTCACTAAGCTTATTGCGTGCTGTACGAGGCTGATATCCCGGGCTAAAGGGACGTGATTCCAGCCTTCCGGCAACTTCACGGAGTACAGTGTCTAAGTGCTCCTCGTTGATCTCGTCACGTCTCTCAAAGTGTATTCCTCTGGGACCTGTGTAACCCTCTTCACCACGCTCCTCTGATGCCTGATCAGTATACTGATCCTTCCTAGTCAGATCCAATCTGTCCCACGGGATAGAGCTGGTGTCCGGGTCCTGCCTGTGCAACTCCTGTGCCCTCTGTTTAATAGTCTGTGGATATGCCCGACCACCGAAAAACTCTACAGTTGCTCCAACAGCTTTCTCTCCCGGCGTACCACCCTCCATCAGGACTGCCTGTGTCCAGATAGGTATAAAGTCCGGCAACAGTACCGTTGGAATCGCCTTCTTCCAAGAAGACAGATCCCCTATTTCTCCTCTGGTAGGTTCGCCGACATATGAATAACCGGAGAAAATATCCCATGCATCTGACGGTACCGGAGCCATGCTACCCCGTATGAACCGCAGGGCAGGGTTCTCATTAGCAATCAGGTCCAGATTAGCAAGACTGGCCGGATCAGCAGCACTTTCAGCAAGGAGCTTGATAATACTTCTCACCTTAGTACCGGGTCCTATGTTTCTCCCAAAGACGTCCCACGTTAAGAACCGCCCTGATGCTGGGTTCATATGATCCAACAGATCTTTCTGTGCATCCTCCCAGTTTCGATCCTCCTCTGGTGTCCTTGCATTATATAATCCCAGTGTTATCGCTAAACCAGCAGCCATAACCCCAGTTGTCGTAGCTAACAGTGCATTCCGGGCCCGCTTGGTACGCAAACTACCTTCACGTCCCGTCGTCACAGCTCCCTGTGCAGCATCCCACAGGAATGCGGCAACAGCCCTGTTATACCGGGGAGCAAGGAGAAAAGCCGTCTCGAATAAGCGCATATTGGATGATACTCCGATACGGGAACTGGATGCCAGACCACGTATCTCGTTAATAAATGCATCTATGTCTGCCATTCTTGCAGCATCCCCCTTTGCAAGATGGTCCAGACCCTTAGCCATCTCAATACCAGCCGTATCCAGA